AGTCCCATCTTCTTCAACACGATGATGACTTCCCGAATCTTCCCCAACAGAATCTCGCAATTCTTCGGGGGCCGGATTTCCAAGGTGCCATCAATCCAAATCTCGGGCATAAAGGCGGGGTTGGCCGGGTCCGAGGACCCCGACTTGAACCGCTTCACGGTCCCAATGGCTAAGCCCGCAGAATCCCCTGACAACGCCAAGTCACAATGGGCAAACCGGGGCACGTCAGGCTTCCAGAAGTTCCGTTTGAGGAGCGTCAGTCGCGACTCCACAAAGTCCACCACCGGTTGGGAGAAGATGCTCTCCCGAGGCTTGAACGCTTCATACACCTTCCCCACCTCCAGAAAGAACGGGTGGCGGGCGAGGGTCGAGACACCGGCTAGCTCACGCAGGGCATTGATGACATCCTTCTCAAACTCCAGCCGGAATTCTTCGGGCACGCTGACGACGAGGGGCCGGTCGTCGCCGTGGACTTCTTCGTCCGCTTCTAAAATGCGAGGCTTGCGCGTCAAATCCCCGGCAAAGACGGGGAACCATCCCTGCTGTCCAAAATCATCCGGCTTGATATCCCACACCCTGCGGTCATACACGAAGATGGTGGGGTCGCGTTCCGCTTCCTGCATCTTCTGGTCCGTGAACTGTCCGGGGTATTTCTTGGAGGAGACGAGGCAGAGAATGCCGGGGAGCTTGCCATTCTCCATAAACCGCGACTTCCGGCGTCGAGCGATGGAGTTATACACCAGAATCGCTTGGTCATACGTCCCCTTGTCCACCGCGACCTTCGACTTTTCGACTACGGCCATGTAGTTCAACTCGTCAATCAACCCTCCCATCACGTTCTGGCCAATCGCCGCCGTTTCCGTGCCCGCGACGGGAATCACCTCCACCCGATTGGGAAACACCAACTTACTGGTCAAATCCTTATTGAACGGATAGTGCCGGAGGAAGTAGGGCGACCCTTCAATCATGTGCCGGAAGCGTTGGTAGTCCACCCCTCGGGCCAGTTGCAGGGTCATCGACTGAAAGACGAGCAGAATCTCTGACGACGGGTCGAGTCCAAACTGCTTGTGGGGGCTCCGCATACAGGAGAGCAGATACAACTGGTAGGCATTCGTATACAGGGCGAGGGTTGTCTTGCCCGACCCAATCCCCCCCGTCATGATGGCTTCGACGTAGGAACCGTTGTTGAGTTCTTCGGCCGCCTCCAACACGCCGGGATAAATCTCCTTCTCCTTGTTCAGATAGGCCGGATTACAGATGAACTCCTTGATGCTGACCGGCTTCCACCGCCACTGGGCGTAGTCAGGGAGCGCGTTACTCTTCTCCCCCCGCAACTCTTCTTCGACATGCACCACCGCTTGGGCATAGAACATCGCCCGCTCGTGCAGGTCGTGAATCTTCTGCCCTGCCAGCCAGATTTTCTCCGCGTGCTGGTGCCCGAGATACTGCTTCAGATACAGGTGGGCTCTCTCGTTCACGACGTCGAGATAGTCCTCCGACGTCTTCTTCGCCATGCGGTTCCCGCCGGGACCGCGTTTGAAGACCAACATGCCTTACCGCTCCAACTGGGGAATCTTCCGGGCATCAAAAATCTGCTCAATCGTCGTCACCGCTTCGAACACCTGCTTCTGAATGGAGGTGCCGTCTGGGAACATATGCGTCTGTGCCGCCCCGCGCATGGAGATGTGCTGGCCCACTGGGCCTTTGAATTCATCCAACCCCAAGTCGAACCGCACCTTCTGAATGTCGAGCAGGAGTTGCCGGTAGTCGTTGAACACGGCATTTGTCGCCGTCAACATCGCCCCGATGGGCAGGGGCATGTTCTTTTCTTTCTCCACCAGCGCGAGCACGCGATCCCGTTGAATGTCCGACAGGTCTTCCAGTCGGGCGAGGACGTGGACGCTGACCCGCTCCAGCATCTTGATCTGTGGCTTATGCCCCGCTTCGATGCTCTTGGCCATCTTGCGCCCAAACGCCCCTTCCGCAGCGGCTAAGCGCAGGCGATTCAGCTGTTGGGTCAGGGTCTTTTCGGCCACATCCTGAAACAAGCCCCACCCCTTCGGAGGAGGGGCCTGAATCTCTCGTGCCAGCGTCATCGCGGGTTCGCCCCGCATCAAGAGGTTCAGAATCTTCCCGAACTTCTCGTCGCCTAACTCCTGCAGGCGTTCAAAGGCCATGTCCTGTCTCCGCCCTTCTCCTCAGGCCGTGCGACCCAGTGGATACCCGCACAACTGACACACCCACAGCCGTTTCTTGGTGGCCCCGACAAGCCCCGGTCGGGCAAAATCCCGTCCACATTCACAGTATCTCAGCGTGGGTGCGCACAGTGTTAGCTGTGTCCTCATACGCGAACGTCGTCGTTCGGGACCGGTATACGCTTTCTGCTTCAGGAACCCGGTCGCCCAAAAGTCCATAATCTCCTCCCGCTGGGCGGGGGAGAGCGCATCGAACTGCTGCTCGTCTTCAGGAGTGCGCACCAAGATCAGACTCCGCCTGTGTCAACAAGTCTTTCATGGTTCCCTCCAGTACCTCTTTCGTCGGCACGGTGACGCCTTCGGGAATCAGCACCTGTGGCGTCTTCTTCACCAGTTCGGCAATTTCATCCGCTAAGCGCCCGGACGCCGCCATCCTGAGTAAGCCCCCGATGATATCATCGACCGTGCGATTCTGCATCACGCAGGTCTTGCACACTTGTAACAAATCTTTCCGCGTCTTCGCCTCCATCCGGAGCCAGACGGAGTCCTTGCCGCCGAAGTCCATCAGCATGTAGCCGAAGGGCAGGGTGTTCCCATACGCCATGAACAGGCGGTTGAGGAGCTTGGACAGGTCGTCTATCGTCTTCAGTTCGGTCGCCGCCTTGGTGAAGTCCGTCTGAAGTTCTTTCGGCAGGGTTTTCTTCACACTGACAAGCAACTTCTGGAATTCTTCTTCACTGGCGAAGCCGAAGCTCTCCTGCATGACTTCATCGGCGTATTTCGGCGCGAGGCTTTGGTACATCTGGATGAACTTTTGCGGGCTGAGATGTCCACGGATGGTATTCATCCGGACCAACTGAAACGCTTCTTGGTCTTCATCGAAGGCGGGGTCGGTGACCACTGTACATGGAACGTCCTTGAACCCAAGAAGTTTGGCCACCTCCCACCGATGATGCCCTCCGACAATCCGATACTTGCCAGAGGGGAGCGGTCGGACGAGGATCGGGTCGGTGAGGCCCATCTTCTCGATGTTGTCACACAGGAGGTTGAACTCCTGATCGCTCATTTCGTTCGGGTTGTTGGGATTGCCCTCCAACTGGTCTGTCGGGAGGTTGAGTCGTCCGAGCGTTTGGGTCTTGTCGATGGCTTCCATCACGCGGGTTCCTTCTTCGTGATCGTGTCCGGGTCAGTCGGTTTCCGAAGGGGCCACGACGGGGGTGAGGCGAGCCGTCCATACCACGCCTCCCGGTCAGCGACCGCCCGGTTCCATGTCTCCAAACAACCCAACAGAAACGTAGCGAGCACGAAGTCGGGCGTATTGGACGTATTCTCCTGACTGAAGCGGTTCAACAGGTTTGTGAGTTCCTGTTCAAACGTGGGCTGGGGCATCGACGCACTCCTTGCAATCAATTGCACGATTTTCGCCTTCCGCGTTCTAGGGGGCTTTTCCTGTCGGGCTTTCCGGGCCAACGCAATCGTCTCCTTCAGTACCTGTTCCCAGACGTCCCGTCGTTGGGTTTCGGTCATCTGGTCAGCCGTGAGCGTTCCGGCTTTCCAAGCGACGAACGCGGCGTCGGTCTTTGTCATGAGCGGTCTTTCTTACATCAGCGTGTCGCCTCATCATAACGCTACCCTGTCTTTTTTGCCCATCTCTTCTTTGCGGCGATTTGCGCTATCTCCCTCCTGCGCCACTCTGGAATAGTGTTCGTAGGATTCCTGTTGAGCCCGCCACGCCTCCGGTCTTCATCAGTCAACATGTAAGCGGGACTCTTCTGGAGGGAAGGCTTGGAAGGCGGTAACACCCTCCGAGCCGGTGGAACAGGTGCTGGAGTAATCGGAAGCCCTTGCTTCAACTTGTGCGACAGGGCCGGTTTGTACTCCTCCGGCACTTCTTCCATCTCCCCGGTGTCCGGATTGAATTCCATTCTCCCCATACGGCCTCCATGCTCTGGTGGGATGCTCTGGTGAGCCTATCGCATGCTCTGGTGAGAGTCAAGCCCTATCTCCAGTCGGGTGGGAGCGCGTGCGGCGGCACCTTCCAACTCCCGACGCGGGGTGGAGAGAACCGAATCCCCGGCGCATAGCACACAATCATGCTGTCAAAGATTGCTGGGGCGTTCCCCGGATAGCCATTCTCCCAGAACGTGAGGCGCTTGTTACAGAACCAGAGTTCCGTCGCACCGTACAACACATTCTGGTGGAAGGCTTCCGTGGCGCGGAGAGGTAGGAGCAGCGTCGTCGCGAACCCTTTCGAGGCTTCCAGCTTGGCTTTCCGCAGAATCTTCCACGCAAAATCACCATACGGCGGATTACAGTAGCCGTGGAGTCCAAACTCCTTCCAACTGACTGACAGGGCATCGTGCCCAAACTTGCTCTCCGGTCCAAACCAGACGGGTAGGAAGTGCCGTTTCGGGTCTGCACAGAGGTCAATGTCAAACGGTCCAAAGTCCGACTGCATCTTCTGGAACACTGCTGGCGGGGTCTCCCAACAGGCGTTGCCGGAGGTCAGGTCACTCTGGGTGGACTTCACGAACAGGTCTCGGGTGGCCCTATCCATAGGGAATTCTCTCCTGTGGGTGCCTGCAGCGGTGCTCTGGTGCGAAAGCCTGTACGGCCTTCAAAATCCTCTCTCTACGAGGGGCATGAAATTAGTCGAATGTGGGCCTATTTGCTAGGGAAAATGAAGGTTTTGTGAGATGGCACGATTATCCACTTTCTCCTGACTCCTCTACACTACAGGGTCTTCTCGACGTACAGACGCTCTAAAATGTCAAATTGACGGTCGCTGAGGGGATGTCTGGATTCGAATTGCTCAGCGAGACTTCCAATGAAGTTTTCCTCCCATTTTGTCAGGGGTTTGCTGGGCGTTTCGAGCGCGTGGAGCATATGCGCGATCAGGTCGGACTTCTGTGGGGGCATAGAACACCAGGGGGGTGTCTTCAGTCTGGGTATACGCATGACACGGGATACTACTCCCCCGCATATCTAAGGGGGGATGGAGGGCGGGATTGTGTTCACAGAAGCCTTTATCTGTGTGCTCCCGTGTCCAGCGATTATGCGCCCAGATACCCCAGTCTTTACGCCAGTACAGACATGATGCACAAGAGGGCATGAGATGGGTCAGAATTCTACCACACCTCCCGCCGCGAAAAAAAGGGCCAATTGAGAGGAAAAGGGCGACCTTCGGTCGCGTCTAGGCCATCTCCACGTTTTCCGCTCGGGTACCCTTGGGTCCGGTGGTGGGGGTAAACGTGACATGGGACTGGAGTTGTAACGTCTGCCAGTCAGTCTGGGAGAGGGCCGACCGATGGAAGAAATACTCCTGTCCATCAGTACCTGCGATGAAGCCAAAACCCTTCTCCGCAATGAGCTTGGTCACGATCCCGGCTGTACGTTCTGATTGTGCCACGACAACGCCTCCTCTGACGACGACTACCGCAACTCTCGTAATTGCTGCTCCATCCGCTGCCGCCACTGCTCCATCACCCGAATACGGTCCCGCAATTCCTTGTCCCGATTCCGCTGCCACAATTCCACGGTACTGGGTTGCCGAGGCGGGACGGGTTTCGCAGGTGGGGTGACCGGTTTCTGCTCCACCTCGGTGTACAGGGTGCGATAGAACGTGTCTAACTGGTCCTGCACTGACTTGTAGGCCACGTCAAACTCCCGGTTGAGCGTGGCCACACGAGTTTTGACCATTTCCACTTCGACGCGTGTTTTGTAGGAATACCACATCCAATACCCCAGCATCGCCACGGCCAACGTGATGAGCACCCCTTTCACGAACTGGGCGACATGGCGGGCTTGGAGCGTAATCATCGGTCGAAACACCGCTGCCGGTCATCATCGTTTTTGGCGACATTGGAACAGATGCGTTGCAGGAGCCGATAGTTCATCTCCAACTGGGTATTCTGTTGTTGGAGGACCAAGCGCGTCTTTTCACTCTCCAGCCGCATGGCCATCAACTCGGAGTACATTTTGGGCAGATAATCGGCTCCCACCCAGACCAGAAAAAACACGAGGGTGCCGGGGATGCCCACCATGGCGATGACGCGTTACCAGAGCGGGAGTCC